TATAATTGTAGTATTCCACCATGATGTGATATGAATTAAAGTCGCTATGTCCTGAGCGAATACCCGGTTCATGAAGTAGCGGCTGTTTGTCCAATAATGTTTGGAATGTCATCAAAACAGACCGAATATTCTGGCACCCCGACCATTGCTCTCCTCGCCATGTATTTATAATCGAAACACAAACATTTTTATTCGCATAAAAATTGGGATGAAACCGAATGTTATTCGTGTTTGTTAGATAAGAGACAACCGGAGGAGAATGTGGATAGTTCGTAGGGAACTTAAAGAGAAAGAAATAATACCCGCCGAAATAGAGTGTATCGGATGGACCAGCAATACACGCATAGCCGGTAAGCATATCTGTTTCGCTATGACGATAAATGATACCACATTCCTCTAAGGCTGGGTCGGTCATTACATCGCGAATATCTCGAAGAAGACGTGTCACTGTTTCTTTGGGTATCGCGACTTTGGTGGTGGTTTCGTCTGTCATTATTGCGGTTCTAGAGTAAATCCGATATTGTTTTTATGTATTTTTATTCTTCACAATTTTGAATTTACGGTTATTCGATTTGCGGCGTCGGGTCTTTTTCAATCGTCACCTTTTTGGCTACTTTGCGTATCACCTTATCTATATTCCCGTCCTTTTCTCCGTCGGTGACAATCTTTGATAACTTGAAGTATTTTTCATTCTCTCGGGTGTTGCTATTCATACATCGCGGGTTGGCCTTCGCCCACTCATTCACTAGGACTACATTCTTCTGTTCCACGGCAAGAATCGCGTTTGTCATTTTTTCATGTTCTGGGCCATCGCGTTGCCACTCGTTGTTCTCCTTCACATATAAGGTTTCGCGCTTTACGTCGCTACAATGAACTGGGCGTTTATATACATCGGTCTTCTGGAGGTTGTCTATGAAGATATTCGACATTCCCTCCACATAGCCAAGCCTGCCAACATTTTCCAAGTCGGTCATATTCAGTTGGATGGAATTCACGAATTCCTTCATGTTCATCGCATCCTTACATTTCTCGTTGAGGAACATGTTCATGTTGAAGGTATTGTTGTGGCTGTTGTTGGTGTTGTTGAATGTGGGATTGTCGCCGTTTAAGGCAACACCTCCGGATATAGATGAACATGGTGTCGTATTATTTTGAGAATCCTTCGTTTTCATTAGTTCCATTATATGCGTTTGAAACGTTGTATTTGAAGCCATGTTTGAAGCCATCATTTGTAATATCATATTCATATTCATTTTCATTTCACGGTTTTCAGCAGTAAGGCGTTTTAATTTCTTGGTCGATTGGTATTCTGTGCTTGATGATTTCTTGCGTATAATAACATTCTCTGTTTGGTGTATTTCATCTAGTATATCTGTATCTGTCTCTGGGTCTGTCTCTGAGTATGTCTCTGGGTCTGTCTCTGAGTATGTCTCTGGGTCTGTCTCAGTGTTAGTTTCATAGTTCATTGTGCTACATACCGATTTATCTTGTTTATGTTTTATTGTATCTACATGCTTGTTATATATACTTTGTTTAGAGCATTTGAAGTTACACTTTTCACAATAAAACCGATAACTTGTTCTTCGTGGGCGAGGTAGTGGTTCTACACTATTTAAGGTTGCTTTTAATAATACAACATAATCCTGTTCTTTCTTTTTCGCATCATAAATGTCTTTACAGTTAATAACGTCGATTATTTCCATTTTCCAATTATCCCACCCACCATTATTTCTTATCACTTGATATAACATACATTTGCTTATGTTAGTTGTGCTGTTTGTAGAACATATTTTATGAGCATATTTTCTCTGGACAAAATTAGTGGTATATCCTACATATACGTCACTAATAGTTTCATCTTTACATGTTATTTTATAAATAATAGTATTGGAATAATCAATCTCTGTTTTTGGCATAATCTTATAATAATCTTATATATCCTAAATCTTATAGTATAATCTTATAAGAATCTTATAATAATCTTATATATCCGTTATACATAAATGTCCTATTTTGACCTACCAAAATAGACGCAGCCACCAACCACATAAAAAAGATCAGTCACATGTTTTTCACTCCAAAAATACGTTTTGTGAGCATTATGGTCACAACCCCGTTTTTGGGCGTGTCATGTTTCATGTTTTCAAAACTCCCACGCGCAAAGGGCAAAATGGACATTTCTGGTGGACAAATAAATGTCCAAAAATAGGGGGTCTAATTCCTTCGTTTATTCTAGCCTTCGGCAGTTTTAAACGAAATATTTTCGACGGTTTTATCTTTGAAACATAATGGATGAAGTCTATAGATTTGAAACTTTTATATTCAAGAGTTTCAAACGGAATATTTTTGGCGGTTTTGTCTATGAAACATAAATGTCCAAGCCTTTGGATTTGAAACTTTTAAAAGAAGAGTGAAATGAATGGTGTGTTATTTTCGTTATGACACATATATTTTTAGAAAATTACGATTACAAAGTTATAGAAATACCAAGAAAAGCGAACAAAAAATGTTAAATAATTTCAAACGCATATTTGGTGATGAAAAACAGGTTGTTGTATGTTTTGGTGATTACGAACAGAAACAACATATGAAATACAAAGAAGCAACCAAAGGAAAAGGAATGCGAACTTTGTTTAGAAAAGCAGGATTTCAAACATATTTGGTGGATGAATTTAGAACCAGTTGTAAATGTTCCAAATGTGAAGGAGGTAGTTGTGTAAAAACGATGGTTAGAAAAAATCCCAGACCATATAGAACCGGAAACGTTATTGTCCATGGACTGATTTGTTGTAAAAACGGATGCGGTTATTGGAATAGAGACGTGAATGGTGCAACAAATATCTACAAAATTGCTTATAATGCGATAAATAATAAAGGAAGACCGAATTATTTATCCAGAAGCAAGAATTCCTCAACTGGTTTAGACGAACCAGTAAAATCAAAATTTACACGCCTTGAAATAGGCAAACCTTGTTGATTTTTAGTGGGTTTGTCCCATTTTAAATCTTCAAGGGTGTAAAATGCCTATTTTAAATATATGCTAATAATACATCATCTTTAATAACTCCGTCCAATGTATCAAATTTATAATCTTTATTTATTGTTAATATAGTGTTTTTTATTTGTTGTAAAAAATCAATATTTCCATAACTTGTTTCGCCCCAAGGAAATGAATTTTTAATTATTCTCAAATCATCAATTAATATTACATTATCTTTTCTTTCAATACTTTTAATTGCTTCTAATTCATCAAATAGAGGACATTTTTTTTTATAATTATGAATGGCACTGTTATCTACGTGTGCGTCAAGAAAAAACATTGTTTTATTTTTAAAATCATCAGTCATTAAGTATTTTTTCATATTTGTACTATCATCCAAATATAAATTATATTTTCCTCTCATAATATCTTTATTAAATATGTCATTACCAATTTCAACCCAATCTTTTCTAATTTCAATACAATATACTTTATCAAAACTACAAGACAAGGCAATTTTACTTGATACATTAGTTCGTGGATCCCATAATCCTGTTTCAAAATAATTTACACAATTATGTTTTACTCTTAAATCTTCTAAATCAAATGAAATAGGCATTATAATATTAAAATATAATATATATATATATAAATTAAACTCAATAATTAAAATGCCTAAATATTTATATATTTTTATTAACTTTTCCTAAATAAAAATAAAGTTAATAAATGAGTAATAATTTATAAAACACTAATTTCCTAAACTTTTCAAAATCGGCATTTTAAATCTCCAAAGGTGTAAAACAATATGGGCATATATGTGTTCGATTTACTTCTAAGGAAGAGGTCATAATGGATATATCCGTGTAAGGATATAAATATCCATCCGTTCGTTTGTACTTGACTGTTTCTAAATGTTTATTATAAATACTCTGTTTAGAGCATTTAAAGTCACACTTTTCGCAAAAGAAATTAGTAGGCATATGGATATTTTTTGATAACTTACCCTAAATATATCCTTATACATAAATGTCCTATTCAACCTACCAAAATGGACGCGCACACCAACCCTCCAAAAAGTCAGTGACAAGTTTTTCACTCCAAAAATGTGTTTTGTGAGCATTATGGTGACAACCCTGTTTTTTGGGCGTGTCACGTTTCATGTTTTCAAAACTCCCACGCGCAAAGGGCAAAATGGACATTTCTGGGCCATCAAAAAATGTCCAAAAATAGGGGGTCTAATTCCTTCGTTTATTCTAGCCTTCGGCGGTTTTGAACGGAATATTTTCGGCAGTTTTATCCTTGAAACATAAATGGCCAAGCCATTTGATTTGAAACTTCTATAATCAAGAGTTTTAAACGGAATATTTTTGGCTGAAAAGAGAGAATTCCAAAGTAATCCTGTTCCATTGAACCAAGAGATTTCCAAAAGAACCCAGTGGCCGCGCGCGCCCCCCCCCCCCCCCCCCC